ATAACAAACCACCGCCCCTTCGGGGGCGGCTTTTTTGTATAAAAAATTACACCCTATTTTTGTAGCATTTGATGCTGTAGCATTTTATACTGTATTATTTTATACAGTATATTTTGATGCGTCTATGTGTATATGAATATACAGTGATATATGCTACCTAGAAAAGTTACATTTAATTTTGTATAAAAAATTACATTGACTCGGCTGAAAATTGAAACCCCCTCGAGATCCTAGGGGTCGCTCGAGATCCTAGGGGTCGCTCGAGATCCTAGGGGTCGCTCGAGATCCTAGGGGTCGCTCGAGATCCTAGGGGGTGCTCAAGATCCTAGGGGTAAAAACCCCTCAAGATCCCAGGGTCGCTCAAGATCCCAGCAGAAAAAACCCCTCAAGATCCTAGGTATCAAAGGGGGTTTGAGAATGAGTAACGCGGACCCGTATCCTTCACGACCGGAATAGGTCGTTTTGTATCGGCCATTACGGAAGAAAACTGGTTTAGGTGACAAAGCACCCTTGAATGAACTAGGTTAGGCAAGATTTCGCGCTAGCGGACTCAAAACACTCCTCACGACTCGCTATGACCTACTTCAAAGACCGCAGCGAGACCGACCTACGCAGGGGTTACGGCTATGGCCACCTCAATATCTTGTACTTCGAGCTGACTCCCCTCCGGTATAAGCCACTAGAGACGCAAGGTTGGCAGCGTCCGTTTGAGATCATTCACTACAAGTCAAGCTCCTCACAAGATTGTGAGTGCCAGGGCTGCATGATGAGCGAATCAGAAATCGCGTTCTTTAATTCGGGTGCTAGAGGTGGATTCAAATATATCGCTCAAAGACACGGCCTCAGCCCTTCAGAAATGTGGGAGCTTGTCGAATCGGGAATGCGGAAACTCGGCATTCATTTGGATGACTTGGAAGATCTACAAAATTATTGCTTCGGTTGGTTGGAGTTGACACCAGAAGCAATGCACCGCTGGTGTTTGCGTTATCCGCAGCGTTGCCCGTTGCTGGATGTCCTCTGCAGCCTTGATTCAACCTGTGAACAGCTCAACGCCGTGCAGGACTGGTTGCTGTCCAGCAAAGGGGTCTATGGCCGCACAAGAAATGACGTGCTCCCTGCCCTTCCAGAACCTGACGGGATTCGTCCAGACATTTCACTTCCAATTCCCTGCAACACATGATCACTACAACCAAACTGACGAAAAAAGAATGTGACTTTTTTCTCAAAGGTGCTCGCCATGGCTTTAAAACCATCGCGTTGTCCCATGGTTTAAATCCATTGCAAATGTGGGACAAGACCAGTCAGGGGCTTCTCAAGGTGGGGATGCACCGTGATGACTTGGATGATGTTGAGTTGATGCTCTTTGGATGGAAGGATCTAACGGCTGAAATGCTGGAACGCTATAGGTGGCGTTATCCCGACCGCTGTCCATTACTGGACGTGCTCTGCACGTTTGATGATTCGTGCGAAGAATTAAACGAAGTCCAAGATTGGATGTTGGAACTCAAGGGCGCAAAAAACCGTCGTCGTCTGGACTTGCTGCCTGCGTTGCCAAAATACGACGGCTCAAGAAAATCTAATCAACAGTCATAAATTTTGCACTCCGGCTCACTGGGATATAAATCGCAGTAAGACTCAAAAAAGTTTGTTTTTTGCTTCTTAGGTTCCTTAAGTTCCCTAAGAGCTTCCTCGTTGAGTGTGCCTTCGCGCAGTGAGTTTTCCAAAGCAATCATTGCGTCCATATTGGAATTGTGCCTCATCCAACTGAAGAGGATTTCTTCACGACATTCGTCCCAGATCCTTAGTGGTCTCCACCACGGAAGAACGTCTCTGTTTGATTTAGAGCCGTTGCAATGTGTGCAGCATCGAGCCAGGTTCCACCTTCTAGTGGGACCGCCTTTACTCTTAGGGATTATGTGGTCGAGCGTCCAGGACGTAGCGGGTCTACCGCAGTACGCGCATCGATCACCGGGATAATCCTCGATAATCGCTTTTCTAAACTTCTTTACTGCATATTTTGGCCTTATTTCTGAGAGGTTGAATAGCAAATCGTTGGGCGATTGTGCGATTCTCATCTCATATTTAGTTGGCTTATTCCCAGGTTACCTATAGATGAATTTTGATTTTTATCCAGGGTTTTTCATCCTCAACCTTAAGAAAACTCAGGTTTAGCGAGTCCAGCACTGCAAGGTTGTCGTTTCTGATGACCTTTGCATAGACCAATCCATCAAGAATACTTTTGGCGTGATTATCAAGATCCCCGCGTCGAGTTGTACCGTTGATGGTTATATCCATGTGCGAGATCCTTTGCAGGACATCGTTATCCCATTGTTCACGCACTAAATCTGCAAAATCTTTCAACCAAGCCTTATATGACGGATCGTTATACACCCGACCTTTACTACTAAATCTCGGGCGAGCTGCAGGTTTAGGTGTTATGTCAACCTGAATCGTATAGGTTAATCCTGTGGAGTCCATTCGAGTGCCTTCGCTGTAATTGGAAACTTCCAGATCAAAATTTTCTTAATCTCTTCTGCAATCAATCTGTGCTCTAGTTGTGTACTTGGATCGGTTCTTACCTGGACAAAATGTATAAATGACCGAAGTGAGCCTGATTGATAAACCGTGGTTGGTGAACACACAGGCAAAATTCGGCGGGCTGTTTCCAGGGCCACGCCTCGCTCCAGCATCCGCTCGTACACATTGAACGCTTGATCAATCAACGCTTGTGAGGTTTCCTGGCACGTCCCAAGAACCTCAGGGTGCAGATCATCGATCGAGTTCTGCCGGTTCTTTTTGTCCTGGCGACGAAACGCGGGGACTGATGGTTTCTGAGTCTTCGCGTAGCGATACGAAAATTGACTGAACGAGAACGAACGGTGTCTACAAATTTGGGCAGCGATGTCCAATTCCGTTTCAATTCTGACCGTTAAAAAAGCGTGCTCAAATACACTCCAGTGCTTCTTTCGTAAGCAATAGGCCAGCAGCTTCGGTCCAGTCTCCCAGTTGTTTTCGTTCGATTGATTACTCACGCGAGCAATCTTGACCATCATCCGCTCGGGATCTGGTGTGCATTGAACCAACGTCACAGGACGGTCAAGATCCACGTCCTCTGTTTCCTTGTTGATCTTCAGGCCGTTTGGAAGAGTCATTTGTCGGTGGAGTGCAAGTCAAGAATCAATACGCCTAGGAGCCACTCACGCGCTACTTTCAATCCCGCTTTTCCCTGTAGAACACTGAACATCCCCGTATAACTCTCTAAGTACGGAGTCCGCATCACGTCCGTCGTCGTCGCAGTCTGGGTCGCTGTAATTAATTGATCTAGGGTCTTCCTTGAACTTGTCATTGGCCTTCGCTAATGCACTTATGACCTCCTCTTTTGTCGTCTGATAAAACCCGGCGATTTGTTCAATCGTCCAGATATGTTGCTCTTCGATCAGATCTTCCCAGAAAAAGTCGGAGATTCGTTGACTCATGATTAGTCTGACACATCGATGGGTAATTCTTTAGGAGTAAAGTGTTTTGCGTGCCAATCTTCGAGCTTCTCAAGAAAATGAGCGTAGAGCTGGTTCACATCATCACGGTCAATGTGAAACAGTTGAATCTTGTGATCAGGCACCGCGCAGGCAATTAAACCGCGTTTGATGACCAATCCTTCGTCTCTATAGACGTAGTTGGCGCTTTTAATGTAGGCGCTTACCTGTAACTCGTAGTTGTAAAGTTTCGAGCCTTCAATCGGCTTATTAGCCGTCTTGAAATCGATCAATACAGGCTCGTTAGGGTCTGCATCTGGGAACATCTCGCAGTTCTTGAGATACCCAATACAGTCGCAAGCACCGGCATAACGATCAGCGTTCCACAGACAACCTTCAGTCATCAACGTGTGATCAATGCAGTCTAAAAAAGGCTTCATTGAATTCCACCACGGCTGATAAATGTAGTGGTAGTCAGGGATTGCGCCTGTTAGCAGGTACTGCTCGGAGCAGTCATGAGTCCAGGTGCCACGCGCTGAGGCTTGCTGCAGAATCGTGTTTGCTTTCTTCTCCCCGACGTATTTACGCCAAGGTTCAAACTTTTTATCGTCCCGAAGAATCGTGGTGACACTGGGCATGAATCCCAGAGGTGTTTTGTAGAACCTGTTCCCCTCCAGGCTTCCACGAACACTGTCATATTTAGGGATCGTTTCGATCCGCCTTCGCAAAATCATCGGGCTACAGCAAGAAAAAACGCGGGGGAGTTGTTGCTCCCCCAAGAACTCAATCAGTCCTCTCGTTTTTCAATGTCGCCCCAGACCTCATCCAGAGGCGCTCCAGCAGCGTGTGCCTTCAAATTGACATCTAGGGCCTCGAAGGCGTTCAAAATGTCTTCAGGCAGCTCGTAGGGTGGTTGTGGCTGCAATGTGTGTTTGGTCTCCTGCATCTGACCGCTGCGAGTCCAAATGAAGTCGTAGCCAGTCGGATAACCAAAGTTTGGAGAGCCGCAAGCACTCGCAAATTGCTCCATCATTGTGGACTTATCCAGATCCCAGATCTGAAAGACGTGTTTGTCCGCTTTGGAGCTTTCAGTGATGTTGTAAACCAACATCGACAAGACCTTTGAGATCTTAGGTTGCTTGCTCTTGGGGAATCGCTCGCACTTCTCAGGGATCTGATCGTCAGGAATCTTCCCCCCTTCGATCCCTTGGGCAATCAAATCCTCCGAGAGCCATCGCTTACATGCACGACCACCTTCCGCTGTTTCGTACCACAGCGAGAACCCAAACTCTGCTTCGCTTAGGATTCTGAACTCGACAGATCCAGGGCCAATGACTTTACCCTTGTCGTTTGTTTGCTCTTTTGGTGCTCGCAAGTAGCGACCAGGGCCGTCAGAAAGCTTCTTACGTTGTTCTGCCTCTTGAGCCTCTTTTTCGAGCTGTAGCTTGAAACTTGCAGGAAGAAAATCCTTGACCGGACCTTTTGTTTTGGTCGCAGAAGAAATAGGCATGAAAATCAACACCTCAACAATGAGGTTCTATCCACACCAAAACTCAACGCAATGGCCCGATTCTATTATGACCCAGTTTAGCTGAGTTGTTTTATCAATTCTTCCACTTTTCTAGACTGATTGAAAACAACCTTTAAGACCGAAGTCATATTTTGCATATTGTCCATGATTTCATCAGCACTCCAGTAGTCCTGCCCCATCATCACGTCAGCAAACTTTGCTTGCATCGCCTTGTCAGAAGAAAAAGCTTTCTTCAGGCTGTCCATATCATCAATCAGGTCCATACGGTCAGCAGCCATCAAATGTCTGACGTACTTACCAGCTGACTTGCTAAGTACCTCTGCATCGGAATTGGAGAACTTGTGATGAGCAACAGGTCCAGGCGGCATTCGCCAGCCACAAAAAACCTCGAAGTGGTAGCCGATGCTGGCTGGATTGCCGTCGTCATCCCTCATGATCGTGGCGTCCTGGATCAGATCTTCTAGTCCTGTCCAGTCGGGGGAGTCTTCTCGTTCAACCCCATTCTGAAAATCCTCGATCGCGTGCATCAGGTACACAATCACAGCAATGCTTCTAGGACCAGGGCTTTTAAGGCCACCGATCCTGAGCTGAGAAAGCTGGGAACTGTGAACGTAGCTTTTGTCCTGAGAGATAACTCGCTTGCACAAGCTGATGATCTTCGGCTGCGACCATCTATTCGCATCAATGGTGCGACCTAACCAGCGGCCGTACACAACAGCTCCTTTGTCAAGCCGTGGGTCGAACTCCGACGACCCTATGTAGCTGCCACCTACGTCCATCGTTCTGATCAAATGAAGCAGCGCGAAGTGCGCCCAAAAGCAAAATAAAGCGTTCAGGACATAAACGCAACCTAAAAAGTTTGTGACGTTACAGGTGGCGGCTAGCAGGGTGTCATAGCGCCGGTAGCGTTGGAAAGAATTAGGTTATGGGCAGGGATGAAGACGCCATCAGCGATCGAGCAACTGACGGACGGGACTTTTCCAGCGACTTGGGTCTACAACATTGTCGAGGATAAAAGGGCATTCAGCGGTCCCAAGACCCCTGCCCAGCACTTCAATGGCGACTGCAATAAGGGGCTAACACCCAGCGAAGTCCTTCAACGGTGGCATGAAACTAGCCGAACCAAGGACAAGACCACAGGCAAATACCGCACTGTCAGGAAAAATGGACTCGGTGTCCTGACTGGTCCAGCAAGTGGATGTCTAATCGCGGTTGACATCGACGGGGCAGATGCTGAAGACGTATTTGCGGAGTGGATGGGGGATGACTATCCCACCGTCGAAAACCCCGGAACAATGTCGTGGAGAGGACGGCCAACCAATCGTCAGCTGCTGTATCGGATGCCCACATGGGCTCAAGAATTCTTCGAGACCTTCACTAAGGCGCAGCTCGACAAGAACCTCAGAGATGGAAGCCGCAACAGTGAGATCTGCCTCCGCTACGGGGGCTGCTACACGGTTCTGCCTGGCTCCTACCACCCAGTGACAGAAGAAAAATATCAGTGGCTTTCCTACAACGATGGCCAGGTCGCTGATCTGCCCGGTCGGCTCCTTGACTGGTTGATGACCAATCACAGCAAGCAGAACGAAACCTATATCCCCAATGAGCTGTCAGAGCTGCTGACCGTCGAGACGGGGCCTATCACCGGCAAGAACGTTCCGGCTTTGGCGCGGGACTTCCGAATGGAGATCCTGCAGCACCTCGCGACAACAGACTCAGAAGGTGGAGCGACAGACCCAGACGATCCTTATGCACTGGTGTGGCAGCTTTACGATGCCGCCGTCTGGGCTCAAGATCGGCAACCGCTACATAGGGAACACGGCAACCCAGACAAGCCCTTGGTGGGTGGGTGCCCGTTCCATGAATCGCAAAGCGGCACAAGCTTTGTGCTGTTCCCCGACGTAAAAAACGAGAAGGCTTCCGGTTTGTTCGGCTGGAAGTGTCTTGCTGAGGAAGTGGGGGGCAACTGCATCACCCTCTTGCACGCACTCCGCACAGGGGACATTGATGCTGGATGGCCTGACGCCAAGACCCTTGAGGAATACTGCATTGAGGGTGCTCGCCTATTGGGGAAGCGTTATCCCGAGGACTTCTCTGCAGCGGTCACCTGGCGGCAAGAACTGAAATATGACCACTCGAAATCGACTTTGCAGTGGGCTCGCCAGATCGAGGCTGATTATGAGAATCCGGCAGAAGCTGACATCGAGCTAGCCAGGCTCGCAGCTGATCACGGTCTGCGCTGGGGAGTGGAGCAGATCCGGCGTGCCCTGCAGGATGACCATGACTTCAAAACAGCAGCTAACCCCCAGGGCTCGCAAGAACGCAAGGACAGCGCACAAGGTCTGCAATTCTGCATCCCAGATGTTCTGTTGCGTCCTTCAACTGTCCTGTTCCATGGCCGCGGTGGCTGCGGAAAATCACAGGCTGCAATGGCCCTGGCCCGTCACATTGCAAAGGGAGAACCCTTCAAAGTTCGCGGGACATTGATGCCTGTCACGCAGGGAAAGGTGCTCTGGTGCAACGGCGATCAGAACAAAGAAATTTTTGAAACGCAGTTGGAAAGCAACGGGCTGGCTGATAATCCCAACTTCCTTTCATGGCCGAAATTTCGGCTTAGGTGGCAGGCCCGGCTCGCTGCAAAAATCCGCGAATTGAAGCCCGCTCTGGTGGTAATTGATTCGCTTTCGGGATGTATGCCTGGCGTTGATAACAACAAACAGGAAATTACGAAGCCGCTTTATGACTTGGAAGTCGCCAATGGGACTGACTTCCCCTCTACCACGATCATCATCATTCACCACAACTCCAAAGCAGGGCAAGGCGCTGACGCATTTAGAGGGCACTCAGGTATCGCCGATGCGGTTACTGAGACGTGGGGCCTCAAAAAGCCCACTGATGAGGAGATGAGAGACCAGGCGTACGGACCAAAAACTGAAATGACCCGCGTGATTCGGATTGGCAAAAGTCGCCTGGATCGGGAGGGCGACGAGTTTTTAACCGTTATGGGTGAGGACTTTTCTATGTCCATTGAGGACTTTACGAAGATCGCTTCCCCCAGGAAACATTCAGGTCAAATCCCGGTCATCCAGCAAGTGCATGAGCAGATCAGAACGATGACCTCAATAGGTCGTGGGATTACACGGAAGGAGATTGAGGTTGCAGTGGGCTCCAAAAGCGGCTGCAACGCCGTCAGAAGCTCTTTAAGGCGTCTCAAGCTAAAAGGGCTCATAGACAACTGCACAAAGGCCTTAGAGGGGCACAGAGGACGCGCTGAGGAGGAATGGTACGAATGTACCGACAAAGGAATAGCTCTGATGGCTGCCAATTCTTATGAGGAAAGTGACCCCGAAAAGGTGATCGCGAAGCTAAAAAATTCGCGTTCCCACGGGGAGACAGAGAGTAATTCTTTCTTTGATTGCTGAAATGTACTGCGTTGCAATGGGTCTGAGGGTGTTCATCTTTTTGCGCCACGTTTTTGAAAATCCTTTAGATCCATTGCGCTGCAGGGGATTTGATTTTTGCGTCATCTTTTTGCGTCAAGGGGGTGTGACGCAAATAACAAAACGGGCTGAAATCTTTTTGCGTCATCACTGCGTTGGCGCAATTTAAATCCATTGCGGCGCAGTGGATTTGCTTTTTGCGCCAACTTTCCGACACATAGGGAATTTCGCACTGCGTCTCCCCGAATCCGGTGCTGATGTCTTAAAGGGGGTAAGCTGCCATAACTATTTGATGTTTTTCCCTTTTTCGTTTCCGAGTCGCTGGAGGAGGAACTTCAGCTGATGCCAGGCTCGCGGACCACAAGCTGTAACTTTTGACGTTGCGGCAACCTAATTCCTCAGTAACCTGAAACCGTCGTCAAGACATTTGGTGTCATACTCCCCTCCGCAAAAAACTACGATCCTGGTCTCTGAACCGGGCAACCTCGCGTTGGAGGTCTCCCTACAGAGCGATGGGGATGTTGACAGGTCAATCCTGATCAACTCAATTCCTGGCACTTCCGATGTGCAGATCACTTCGCTTGACGGCGCTGATGTGAATCTGAGGATGAGTGCAGATGACAGCCCCCGCCTGGAAGACGCCCTGGAGCTTGTGCAGGACTGGCAAAGAGCTGAACGAAGGTCTATCGAGGGTATTGCAGAATATCAACCTGATATGCCTTGATATTGAAACCACAGGATTAGACCCCTGGAAAGATGAGCTGCTGTTAATACAGATCGGAACCGAAAAAGAAGTTTTAGTCATTGACTGCCGTGAAATCCCTTTCGAGGCGATGGCAGTTTTGCTGTTCGTTCTGGCAAACCCTGAGATCGGAAAGCTGGGATTCAACCTGATGTTCGACATCGCCTTCCTGACGGTGAAGGGGTTCAAGATCCGGGGAGAAATCGTTGATCTGTTTGCAGCGTCGAAAGTCCTGACTGCTGGGCTGCCGGAAGTCAAAGGACTGAACAGTCTGGCCGGATGCGTGCAGAGGTATCTAGGTCATCGGATGCCGAAGAAAGACGAACTTCAGGCATCGTTCATCGGCCACACCGGCCCGTTCAACCCTGAACAGCTCGAATATGCAGCGGACGACGTAGGCAAGCTGCTCTTTCTTCTCTTCGCCGTGATGAAGGCAAAGCTAAAGGAAGCTCGCCTGCAATACGTCTGGAAGCTGGAGTGCAGAGCATTGATGCCTATCACGATGATGTATGTCAACGGGTTTAAGCTCAACGTCGGTTATTACAAAGATCTGCTGGTCAGCGAGAGGGAGTTCAGAGAAGAGAAAAAATTAGAAGTCATCAAATATCTGGATGAAAAAGGAGTCTTAGATGAGTACAAGTGTCCGCTAACTGGGGAACTACTCATTCATCCACGTTTCTCAGGTCGAGGCAAGACAAAAACAAAGGGTTTCAACCTTGGCTCACCTGCACAGCTTGGGAACGTCCTAGCCGCAGCGGGTGTGCCGCTTGAGAAGAAAACAAACTCAGTCGGGAAAGTCTCGTACAGCTGCGACAAAGGTATTCTTGCTTTTCACTTGGCCGACTTTGAAGTCCTTCGCCTATACAAGGAATACAAAGAGGCTGCGGTTGCCTGTCAATATGTTGAAAAATTAGTAACAATCGCGGAAACTTACCCCGGCAATCGTATTCATGCTCGATATAACGCCATGGTTAGATCCGGTCGCCTAAGTTGTTCTGAACCGAATTTACAACAAATTAAAAAAGGCAAGAAACATCGCCAGGGGTTTATTGCTGAAGCCGGTAAATTACTTGCGATTGCTGACTACTCGCAGCTGGAAATAAGATTGGTTGCGGAAGTATCAAGAGACAAGAATCTTCTTGACATTTATAGAAAAGAATTAGACGTACACACAGCGTCAGCTGCGCTGATGACTGGAAAATCGCTAGATGACATAACTAAAGACGAACGTACTGCGGCGAAAGTTTTCAATTTTGCCTGCTTGTATGGTGCTGGTGCAAAAACGGTTCGTAAACAAGCCGTCTCAATGTTTGGTTTAATGTGGTCCTTGGATGAGGTAAAAGAGAAACTTGCACAGTGGAAGTTCGCTTATCCTGGCGTCATTGATTGGCAGCGTTCACAGGGTAATAACGAGGATCTCGAAGTTTTTACGTTGTTCGGCCGTCGTCGGATTCTGCAACCGCCTAGGCGTGACCCGGAAACAGGAGAAACCACCTCCAACTTCACGACAAACTTGAACACTCCAGTTCAAGGTCTGGGGGCTGATTGCTTGAAAGCTGCCCTGGCGATGCTCTGGGAGCAGTATCTAGCTGATGATCCAGATATAAAAATCGTGGCTTGCGTTCACGACGAAATAATTCTGGAAGCGCCTGAAGATCGCGCTGAAGAAGCAATGGCGATTCTCAAAGAGTGCATGGAAGGTGCCGCTCCAAAAGTCGGAATCACCCACGTCCCAATCGTGGCTGATCCAAGTTGCGGCCCTGACTGGTCGGACAAGTAACCAAATTCATTCCAAGCAAACCAATGAACCTCAAAAAACCACTCACCCTCGAAGAAGTCAAAGCCGCTTCAGATAAGTGGCTGCCTCTGTATAAGCACGTTCGGGGCAAGCTCCCAGACGTGACCACCGTCGAGGAAACACTGCTGGTAATGGATCGCATTGCCAAGCTCGCTACCCACATGCGAGCCATGAAAGAACGAGATGAAAGGGATTCTCGTTTTGGGTTCAACAAAAACCAGGAAGAGTGAGGATGTCTAACTTTTTTAGGTCTAGTTTGGAGTGCCTCTGGAACCTTAGACCGTGGCCTCCTCTCCACGTTTCAAGCCGTCGTATCCGTCGAATCCTGAATCGGTTATTCAGGCCGCCAGACAACGGGCCAGAGCAGCCTTAAAGGAGACCAATCCAAAGCTGACCTCGCTTGAAAAGGCCTTCTATGAAAAATTTAAGGCTGACGAGATCATCGGTATAAAAGTATTGAAAAAGGGCCGATACATTGTATCGACAAGAGCTTCTCAAAAGCTTGAACGAACTAGCCGAGCAGATGCCCGTAGGCCTGCTGCATAGGCTCGTTTTAGATGCCCAGGAATTTTTGAACTGGCACCACTCGAAGAAACAATCACGCCGTAAGTGGCGTGGCCAAAAACCAAGAGGGTACGGACGCTTTGATTGACAGACGAATCCGCGAGCTATGCGAAACGGCAGGCCTTGTGACTCCCTACAACGAGAACTGCGTTCAACCCTGCTCCTACGATGTTCACCTTGGCTACAGAGCCCATCTCGACACCCCTACAGGGCTGAAAGAGTTTGATCTGGGACAGTTTTCAGTCGTCAACCCTTTCTTTATGGAGCCAGGTGACTTCATGTTGGGTGAGACTATCGAGAACATAAGGCTCCCGTTTAACGTTGAAGCCCACTTACACCTCGTAAGCTCCAGAGCCCGAGAAGGGCTGCAGCACGCGGTTTCTGGGCTGGTTGATTGTGGATGGGATGGAGTTCTGACGCTTGAACTGAAGAACAACCTTAGATACGGTCAAATTGGGATTTACCCAGGACTGCGGATCGCACAGCTCACATTCTTTGAATACGACGAATGTGCTGAAAACCCCTATTTTGGCCGCTACTTTGGAGATACAGCCGTTAGCAAAGCTAAGGATGGGCAGGACTTTCTATACTTTTCATGATCATAAAATTTATGAAGTAGGTTTTCCTGTTGGCGAGGATGCTGCTTTTTATGTGTTCATCAATGGACAGCGTCATTATTTCAAGACTCTTCGTCAGGCTCAGATTTACATTGAGTCGGTTCTGCCTTCTTTAGAGAAATAACACCATCCTCTGACACATCCCATTTCAATAAAGTGTCTGGTTTCCATCCGGTGTGATCTAACAAGTCCTGAGGCAACTCGACTACACCCTTTTCATTAAAGGAAATGGACCACTTTTTGTTTGTCATTTATGGAAAACGATAAAGATCTAGAACGAGAAAAACTATCTCTTGCTCTTGAAAATTACCTTAAGCTTACAAAACAACCGGGTTTAAGCGCAGGTGCCAGGACCGTGCTTCTTTTGCAGATCGAACATATACAAAACTTGATCCAGAAACGAGTTGATTAACTCAAACTTAAATTCAACCGTTTAAGGTTGGCCGGTTCACCTGGAAAAGTCAAAATAAGCGCCGACGCGGTCGTGCTCCTTTTTATGTCGTCAAATGATTCTTTCAGCAGCGGAGCTCCGGCCGCTGAGCCGGTGTTCTATCGCACCTATAGCCGGATGACTGACAACGGTCGGGAGACTTATGAGCAGGTCACTGACCGCACCGTTGCTGGCCTTTCAGAACTCGGGAAGTTCAATCCTGACGAAACGGATCTAGTGCGCGAGATGCAAGAGCAGCGCAAGGTGCTCCCCTCTGGACGCTGGCTTTGGACAGGCGGCACGGAGTGGATCGCGGAACCTAAAAATTTCAGCGGCTCATACAACTGCACTTCGACGCGAGTAACCGACTGGCGGTCACTGGCTTTGATGATGGATCTGGCGATGATGGGGTCCGGCACCGGAGCGGTGCTTGAAGACGCGCTGATCGTCAACCTCCCGACAATCAGGAACCGCATTGTCCTTAAGGAAGTGCTGGGAGTCGGCTCAACGTCTCCTGAAAATCGACGTGAGCACACGTATGTCGAGACAAGGGGCAACACGGTCACCATCGACGTGGGCGATTCACGGGCAGGGTGGGTGGAGTCCTACGAAGCATTCCTAGAGCTGGCTAGTGACAATATTTTTGATCACACTCGACCAGTCAGCGTCTACGTCGATTGCTCCCGTGTACGGCCTGCAGGAGAGCGTCTCAAGGGCTTTGGCGGCGTCTCCAATCCGATCAAGCTGCCAGACCTCTACCAGAAGCTTGCCAACGTTCTGAACGGCGCACACAAGCGTCAACTCTCCAGTGTTGAGATCTGTCTGCTGATCGACGAGGCAGCTCAGGTTGTGGTCGCTGGAAACATTCGCCGCAGTGCTGGGATGCGCCAGTTCAACAGCTACGACGAAGAAGCAGAGATCGCTAAGGACAATCTTTGGCAGCAAGACGCTGATGGTAATTGGAGCATTGATCCAAAACGGGATGCGCTACGGATGGCGAATCACACCCGTGTGTTCCACGGAGCCCCTACATATGGTGTAGTCAAGGCGGCTGTCACCAAACAGTTCTATAGCGGTGAAGGGGCGATCCAGTACGCGCCAGAAGCCATCGCAAGGTCGAATGTCGATGTCTTGGAGACAGAGACCCAACGGCGCAACTTCCTATGTGCCTACGAACGTTTTGGCCGGGCTGATGCTCGCCGGTACTTAGCCGAGCAAATCAAAGAGCCAATCACTACAGAGGAGTTGGATCACCGGATGGATCGCTACGGACTTAACCCTTGCGGGGAGATTCTTGGCGCTGACTTCCATTGCAACCTCTCAGAGATCCATCTCAACCGATTGGATCCACATGACTGGGAAGAACTAGACCGTGCGTTCGAGGCGGGCGCTCTGATCGCAGCGGCACTGCTGCATCACCGTTTCCAAGAACCTCGCTATCAGCAATCTCGCGAGTGGGATCCCATCGTCGGGGTGAGCTTCACCGGATTTTTTGACTTCTGTGTTCATGCGTTCGGAGCTGAATGGCTGCAGTGGTGGGAAGCGGGTCGAGGTGACACCGTGCAAGGTCGGCAGTTCCGAAAGCTCGAAGCGGATTACCTCCGCCGCTGGAAAAAAGTCGTACAGAAAACAGTCTGGGATTACTGCGACAAGCACCACCTAAGACGCCCTAACCGATTCACCACCGTCCAACCTGCAGGAACTAAGTCTCTGCTTACTGGGGCCAGCAGCGGCTGGCATCCACCAAAAGCTGCCCGCTTTATTCGTCGGATCACCTTTGCGAAAAATGATCCGGTGGCCCTGGCTTGTAAGGACTTCGGCTACTCCGTCATCCCTGCACAGTCAGATAAGGATGAACAGGGGCGGCTCCTCGATGATCCATTTGACCCGCGATGCACTGAGTGGTTGGTTGAAATCCCCACAGAAGTCAGCTGGGCAAATATCCCAGGCGCTGATGAGGTGGACATCTCGAAGTTCAGTGCGGCTGCTCAGTTTGACTTCTATATGAATGTTCAACGGCATTACACAACGCACAACACATCAGCCACCATCGAATTCCGAGAGGAAGAGATTGAGGATGTTTCTAGATTGATTTTTGAATCGATCGATATGCAGCGGGGTTATATCTCCGCTGCATTACTCGCCCGGTTCGACAGCCTTGAGACATTCCCGCGGTTGCCGTTTGAGCCGATCGCGTCGAAACTTGAGTATTTCCAGCTCCAGGCCGAAGTCCATCAGCGCCGCAGATCTGATGACTTTAATGAACTACTCAAAAAATACGACGGCGACAGACTTGTCGAGGCTGGCCCTGCTGCCTGTGACTCTGATTATTGCCTGAAGCCATCCGCGTCTGCTGAAGCTAAACCCTTCTCAGAAGAATCAATGTTTGCACCAATATCATGAGCATTTTTAACAATAAAGATGACGAAATCTTGGAGCAGATTCAAGAACTTAAGGCCGGTATTATGGACCTTAAGTACAGATTGGTAGACATTGAATCGTGGATGATACAACAAGAGAAAACTGGCAAAAAATCCGTGCCCATCTGGAAAAGGTGGGTGCAACGGAAAACTGGTTTTTCAAAAGAGCTGTAAGCATCTGCGGTGGGGGGCCTGATCCAATGGATCACCCTCCCATGGACGCCAGCGACACAAACGACTGACACTTGCTTTTCAAACGTGGCCTTAGACATTTCACAGCTCAACGTTTTACGAACTGAGCTAACACATGCAGTCCTTGAAAAAATGAGTGAGCAGGATAAACGCTGCTACTTATATCAAGTCATCTACAATAAATACGCCAATTTAGGCGCATCTGAGTTGCGATCGGAGTGCAAAAAAGTTTTGGATGACGAAACTAATCTCGCGATAGATACAGCGTTCAGGTTCCAAGATTGGATGCGTCAAAAATATAGTTAAAAATGCTTATTTTAATTAGCGCGTTACTGCTGTTTGCACAGCCTGCGACAGCCGCAACTGAATGCGGAATCGTTGATGCCACAAAACATTTCTGTGTCCAACCGACTGGCGATACAGGTGTTGAGCTGTGGGTTGTTGAGGCCTCTCTCGGCTCTCGGCTTCATATCAAGGTTGACTGCATGACAAAAGCCGTGCGGATCGTCAAAGCCTCTGAAGAGTGGAGCATTCCCATGATTCAACAGGGTGCCAAACTCGCCTGTAAGCACGTCTATTCGGACGCTTTAAAGGGGTCGGTGATATAGCGGAAGTCGCTGGTTTTTTCTGGCTGTCTGACCCTATTTACATCGACAAACGAATAGACCGCGTCTTGCCGACCTTTGCGCTGCAACTCGGCTAATCCCCTTTGAGCCAACTCCCAGGTCCATGCTGCTGCCACTGTCTTGACGGTGCGACGGCCGTTTTCTCTGGTGCGCCTTGTAATCCAGATTGGGTGAGTCCGATGTTGCGGCATTCCGCTGCCTTTGTTAAATCCACGTTTTAACCTAGACCATTCCAGGTTAAATCGCGAGACTAGAAAGGTGAAAGTGGGGTCCGATGACCAGGCAATACATCTCCAGTGCTCAGGCCTGCACCCTGTTAGGCGTCTCTGCTTCGACGCTAAAGCGGTGGCGGCACACGAACAAATTGATGAAAGGGGTTCACTACACCCAGTACGGGCGGTGGACGATCCGTTACAACGTCAGCTGGCTTAAAAAGTTTCGAGAGTCAGGGGGCCGTGGTTCACACAAGATTGATGTCGCTAACTATTTGAACTCAATGAAGCGATCAGCTCCATGGCCAGCTTCTGCTTCTCGGCAGCAGATAGGTTCTTGACTAGATCTTGAACACCGGTTACCTGCTTGACCTTGTCTTGTTGCGGAAAACTCAGAACACCTGAGTAGTGCTTACGCATTGTTGACTCGGTATCGCCAATCCAATAAGAAATCTGCCGTTGGCTGTACTCGCCAATCCGGCACATCATGCTCACATAGGTATGGCGCAGGTTGTACGGACGCCGGTAGCGGACACCTGCCTCAGCGCACGCTCGGATGAAGTAGCGGCGGAAGTTGTGCCAATCGAAAGGCAAGCGAAAATCATCTCCCGCACCAGGCCCTTGGAAAACAAGGCGCTTACGCCATTCCCAGTCCTTCATGCACTTTCTATGTGAAGGGAGAACTTGGAAGATCGCCTTTTCAAAAAGCTTCTCGAATCCAGGAACAAAGGTGTTTAGCTCTGGCTGATGCTCACAACCGTTTTTTACCTTTTTGAATCTTTTTTCAGGATCGAGGTGGATTCGATTCGTCTTATCAACTGCCATTTCAAACAGAACTGGATCACCTGTCAGAACAAAATCATCGGCGACTTCAACGTGATAGCCGAGCTGGTGTCCTTCCCAAAGTCCCAGCACATGATCCCAACGAAGAGCTAGCACCTCATTAGGTCTTGCACCTGTGGCGAGCAAAATCGCAAACAACGGGAAGTAGGGCCTCAGATATTCGTTTCTAAGGAAAGCCTTGCATAAGGCTTCAGCCTCTGGTGGTGTGAATGGTTGAGGCCGAGCATTCTCATCACCGATCTTGCTTTCTTCAATAATTCGGTCGATCTCTTTTCTTTCGGTATTGATCGGGTTGCCTCGTCCCTTGGCATCAGTGACGCCCCAGTTGATTCCTCGCGTTACTCCAGAACTTTTGGGTTTCCTTGCACCACGACTAAGCGCCGTTGAAAGCAAAGCGTATGTCCCCCTAAGAGTGCTGTAAGCACGGTCAGCTGCAATCCAAGCAGCCGACATATTTTGAGCAACGTCTTCATCGAGATCCTCGCAAGCTATGTGACCAAAAGTCTCCCCATTGGGGCCGGTCATTGCGAGCAGTTGGTAGGCGCTATCTCCGTAGTTGTCTTTCTGATTATCTGATCCAACTTTTTGCTGCATGTGCCATCGCAGCGCATGACCAAGAGTGCCGAATGGATACGTCTTGGAAACTCTCGGACGATTGACGTGATCAGTCCGTAATTCTCCCATCCAATAGCCGTCACGCATCTCTTCGAGGACGCCCTGGAAAAGCATGAACTTTTCGGGATATTGCTTCAAGAAAGACAGTGCATCCTCTTTGCTGGTGATGTCTCGCGGACAGTTGATTCCCAGACTGCGGGCGACAACCTTCCGATCGCGTGAGTAGTCCCGTGCGCGGATACGAAAGCCTCTGTTGTTGCTTTCAACCTCAATCGCTATCGAACGTTTGAAACCATTCCGAGTCGGTAGCTCGACCTTATGGATTGTGCCTGATGCAGGGGCCATTAGCTGTGTCCAGTTAGGTGCAATGACCTCCACTGATTTGACCTGATCCGATAGCCCCATGACCCCGAAATCGAAGGAACGGGGGGCGGTAGTCAGCGGAGGAATTTGACTGGAGATGACCCGGTTTGACCGAATCTGTTCTACCAGTGAAACCTTGAAAACCCTTGCAATGACTGGAATTTAGCGACTAGGCGCGTAAAATGCCATTAAACTGACAACCCAGTCAGGGCAACGGATCTCAGAGGCTTCTACCAGTTTCTACCAGTTGACACTTAAGGAGTCAAGTAACTGCAAACAACCCTGGCCCTGCTCCGGGGTGCCGTTGTATAGTCGCTCGGTGCTCACGGGCACATCCATATGGGGCCATAGCTCAGCTGGTAGAGCGCCTGCGTGGCACGCAGGAGGTCAGGAGTTCGAGCCTCCTTGGCTCCATTTGTATCGGTGCAAACAGTAGCGATTGCTACTAAACTGGGATTACGTTGAGCCCCTCTAGGGCTGCACTGAATCCGACCAGGCAACGGGGGTCGGACGCCATGGAGTCACCATGAACGTGCTGGAAATCGTTCGGAACCGGACCAACAAGGAACAGGCCCTGAAAGCCGCTCAAAGGCAGCTCTGCTACCGCGGAGTGGTCTATGTCCAGAAGCCGTGTACTTGCCGCCGTGAGAGCTGATTAAATCAGCACACGCTCACAGGAAAGACGGTTATATGGATTAGTCAAAAGTCGTTCAAATGTTCAACACAGTTTCTGGGCGGGGTGATAACGCAGCTGTCGTAATCACCCCAAGCTCAGATCAACCAACAGTGTCGGCTACATATGACGCCACCTATGAATCTGAAGGCGGTGAACTAACCCTTAATAAGGGAACAGTATCCGATCCAAGTCATTACAACAAAGGAGTAAGCCCATACGATGTTGCAAAAACAATGTATGGCGCTGAAGGTTTGCTTAAGTTTGTAACCGTAAACGCTGTAAAATATGTGAGTCGTTACCCCCACAAGTTCAGGGGAAATCCTAATAAGCAGCTTGATGATCTAGTAAAGGCCAAAAGAAGCCTTGAGACAGCGATTGAGCTACACAAAGAGATTTACGGCGATCAAAATACGCTGAGACATGGGTGATTCAAAAGTAAAATATCTGCGCTTTCGTTACACAGGAAGCTTGGATGATCTGAATTCGATTAAAGATCGAATCGAAGAAATCATGAAAGATGAAGGTTGGAAAAGGGGCTTTTCTGAAATGGCCCCTTTAGAATCCAATCAAAATATTTATGCTTGGGCGACCGGTTGGAAGAGGTATTTAGAGCCTTAATCGTCCAACATCAAGATCTCTACAACGATGATATAGGTCACAAATATCATCAGAACCAAGATCATAAAAGCGATGTCATATGGAAAGCCATTCATCGTTTGCCTTGTCCTCTATAGGGCTTTTTGTGTGGTGAACGTTTGGTTCTTCCGGTGGTTGTACGAACTCTTCGACCGTCACCAATCTTCGTTCGCTTAGGTTTTCCGGCAAATAAATTTGTTGAATAAAGCATATTTAAACCATGTATTTACGGCACTTGTCGTAAGCATCAAGGCGTTCGGCGTAATGATTCCATCCACCGTTGATGCGGTAACAACATGCGTCGATACCATCATTAAGACACACATTCAGCAAGTCGTTCTGCTGAATCCACGCGATTGCGCTTGAAAAAGGATACTTGACAGAAACGTAGTCAGCGCCCTCAGCAACAATCCGAGGGTCGTCAATGCCTTCGTTTTTCAACAACCACTGCTGAAAATTAATGTAATTATATTTACCTGTAAGTTGGATGACACCAGCCCCTTTCCACTTTTCTCCCTCGTTTGGGCCGTGGTTAAGGTCACTTCGACCGCGTAAATATAGTCCGTCGGACAACTCTTTTAACCAACGAAACCCCCCAGTTTCAATAATGAGGTTCGCCATCAACATTCGAGAAGGCTCAAGATGATCCGAAAAATTTGTCGCTTCAAACAGATAACTGCAGTCGTGACAGAACTCAACGCTAAATTTCCGCGCCGGACGGCCCGTAAGCTTCTCGAAAAGAAACGGGGTGAACTTCAACCCCACGTTTACATTCTTTTTTGACCTATACAAACGAGCCCATGCCGCGTAATCGCTCATGGTGTCAGGATCCAGCGACTCAACCTCCTCCTGCAAAAGATCTACGGCATCAACATGCAGGGGGTTTTCAGGGTCGTAATACTTGAAAAAATCTCGCAGCTTATGCGGATCAAATCTACTCATCTCTAGAAACAAATTTATAACGAACCTGGAGACTCCCGCCGAGCAGAGACTGCGCTTTAGATCCGTCAGGTTCATGTTCAATAAATTCAGACTCAACCTCATCAACGGGTTGCGTCCGCAGAAACTCCTCTTCCGCTCTGTCTAATCGCAGAGGTAAGGACTTAAGAAATTTTTGATCGTTAATCCAACGACGTACTAGCGTCAAGGTAGATCGAGAATAAAAGACAACTCGAATACCGGGACGCCAGCCTACTTTGATTTACGTCCTCTCAGAAGAGAATCAAGGGCGGCAACCAGAAGCTGGAACATTCCATTTGCCTGAACCTTTTCGTTCGGAATAAGACTAAGGATTTCCGAAACAGCAGCAAGAACTACCCAAAAAATTGGAGACTCAATAATACCCACGTTTATATTTGCGGTGGAGCTGTCTTATTGTAACCAATTAAAATTTGATCAAGTTTGTAATCCATTCGATCAATTCTTGCATCCAATCTTTCTAGGATGTTTTGCAAGTCGGTCTTATCAACATAATCCTGTGCGAGTCGCAATTCAATAGTATCCATACGTTTTTCGATTGACGCCACATGACCTTCTTGTTTTGACTCGATAGTCTCAAATTTACGGCCCAAGGTCACGGCAGCAGAAAGCGCACCACCCGCAATACCTAAAACAATGCTGACAGGTAAAACAGGTTCCAATTCACTAAACCCACTAACTTAATAATACCTTCGTTTACAATGAAATTAGTTACAGGACACTGTCCATGGTTGAACCTGGGATTTTAGACATAACAATTCATCAGGGCGCAACATTCAACCTGGACCTTCAGTATCTTGATTCAACAGGAGCTGGAGTTGATATGACAGGTTATTCAGTTGAATCCAAGATTGCAGACATAACAGGCGCAAATACCCTTGCGACCTTTACAAGCACTTTTACAGACATAGCAGTCGGTAAGTTCAACCTGAAGCTGAGTTCCGCTGTAACTACTGGAATAACTCAGGAAGGATTATATGACGTTCTGGTGACAGAGCCTGCTGGAGAAAAATTCTTTTTAGTTCAGGGAAGAACAAAACTTGATCCGGGTATCACAGGAGTTATCTAATGGCTGATATAAAAGTCAACAAAGTATCAAATCTAATTCAAGTAACCAAGGTCGCGGCAGGCGTACAGGTTCAGAGTCAAGGACAAAAAGTAGTCGAAGTCTCAGCGGTAGGTCCGCAAGGGCCGCCATTTGTCGGTAGTAGTTTCTTTGATACAGGCGCAATAAATGCCCTTGGTTCGGGAGATATTGGCAAAGTGCTTAAATTTGACGGAACCCAGTTTATTCCGACAAACGAACTAGAAACAAACCTAACTATTAACGGCGGTGCATTCTGATGGCTGTAACACTAAAGATCAAGCGGCGAGCAAGCTCAGGTAATCCAGGCTCACCTGCAACGCTCAGCAGCGGAGAGTTGGCCTTTAATGAAAATACAACCGACAAGCTGCTTTATTACGGTTACGGCGACGACGGCTCAGGTAACGCGACAAGCGTTATTGCCATCGGTGGTGAGTCAATCCCTAATTCAGGTCTTGAAAACAGCTCAGTCACAATCAACAGCAACGCCGTAGCACTGGGCGCTGCATTGACGTTGGATTCTGATGACTTGGGCGAAGGGTCAACAAATCTGTACTACACAAATGCTCGATCTAGAGCTGCTCTTAGTGCATCAGGCGGCATCAGCTACAACAGCTCATCAGGTGCATTCACGCTGGGAAGTATTCCAAACGCTGCACTGGCAAACGGTTTTGTCACGGTTAATGGCGGCACCGTCAACCTGGGCGGAACCCTGACCATAGAAGGCACCTCGAATGAAGTCGATGTTGCTACGAGTGGCACCACCGTCACAGTGGGCCTGCCAAACGATGTCACGATTGCCAATGATCTGACAGTTAGCGGGGATTTGACAGTCAATGGCACGTTGACAAGCATTTCCACGTCTGAGGTTCGTGTTGAGGATCGCAATATCCTGCTGGGCGATACTTCTACACCAACAGACACAACAGCAAATCAGGGCGGTATCACCCTTGCTGGCGCAACAAATAAAACGATTCAGTGGTTGCAGACGACCGGTTCTTGGACCTTTAATCAACCAATCAATATCGTGAACAGCGGCACATTCCAGGTCGGTGGGACGCAGGTATTGAGTGCTTCCAGGGTGCTGTCGAATGTCGCTATCACTGGCTCCGGCAACACCATCGACAACGTGGTACTGGATGCGGGCACGTTCTGAGCAATAAAAAAGGCTCGCCGGTTGTTGGCGAGCCAATGGAACTAAGACCCATAGGATCTTATGCGCCGGGTGCTTCGGGCCAGGTCACATCGTGGGGGAAGCCTGCAGATTCAGGAAGATCGCGCAACGACTGACGATACGCTGCCCATGCAGCTTGGTCGTCAGCAGAGAACGGTTGATCAGCAAGCTGCGTCCAGTCACATTCGGCAAGGCGGCTGTTACGAGCTGATCGAACAGTTTCTGCTGCACTGGCATCAATACCGGCTCTGTAGGCAGCCTCATTATCAGCAGCCGATGTAACGTTGCCGTCTGAATCAGTTGTGTCGGTAAAGGTCGGGCCTACGACATATTTGGTGAACCACTGACCATTGATTTGTTCCACGCCGTCACGAACGCTGATCTCATACGGACCAGTAACGGTGGCTTGTGGTCCTTGAAGCAGTGGGTCGTAGCCGTATGAGTCGAGAACCTCAGCGGTAATCTGCTTAGGAAACGACGTATTTGGATAGGAAGCTTTGAATTGACTTACAGTTGTCAATTCTCCTGTAAGGCGTTGGCGAATTTCCATGATTAGTAAATAAAAATTAGTTAAGCGATTGCTAGGAATAAGAAAGTTTTACCAGATCCGTTTAGTAAATTAGATCCGGCAGTAGTCTTAACTGTGAAACCAGTGCTGTAAGGATCAACGTAATCAGTAGACCCTTGAGGGTCCGTGGTATTAAACCTCCTATAGTTGTCATTTCCCCCAGCTGAAATACCTTGAGCAGTATCAAAGAAGAACCAATCGCCATCGGCATCAATTCTTTTTATTAATATGAAACGTGCTCCAGAAGTGAAACCACAGTCAACGTTTACATCATAAGAAGAACCTGAAAATGTTCCAACCTTACTGATACCACTTAAGCTAGCAAACATGTATGCGAGGAATTTTTCACCCTGAGTATTAGTGTCCCCATTTGTCACGGTTGCGGTCTGGAAAGTAGTGGAAGTATGAGTTCCAAATAGCGTGTCAGAGTAGGCCGCATTGTTTGTATCTGGATTGAGTTTGATAACCATTCCAGATGCCCCATAATATACATACCAATCACCAGTATCGGAATACTTTTTAACAATTAAAAGCTCAGGATTTGCATTAAGTTTGTGCGGTATATTTCTATTTGCTAAACCATCACCAGTAAAAGTTACAATGTCGAAGAAGCCAGGTGCTCTTCTAAAATGAAGTGCTGAATAAGGCTGATTACTATAATTAGTGACTCCATAGCCATCATTCCCGTACGTTACACCGTTGGAGTTAAAAGCTCGAAACAGGGCATCAGGAACGTTAGTTGCTTGAGATGCGCTGTTACCAGCGACTAGCCTTGAATCAGGCAGTCTAAGTTTGTCAAAGACGACTGTTCCGTTACCGCCAAAATTATTAATCTCAGTATTAATTAAAAGATCTGGCGCAAACGGAACATTGGTTGTTTTAAACACAGAACCTGTGCCAGTAAATGTCTTCGGTTCAAAAACCTCAGTACCGGCTGTGGGTGGTTTATGTGTTCTGGCAATCGCCATATAAATGTATTCACCGCCAGAAACGTTTCCAAAAACGCCATTAGTTCTTAGTTTGAATCCAGAGTGAGTAAAATTCAAACCAATATTATTGTCCCTAGTTTCACTATTAGTCTCGTCAAAAGCTAATGTTCTCGTATCATCAATAATATTGAAACCTGTTCCTCTAAGACTATCCATAACCATCCAACTTCCACCATATGCACCCCCAGAGCGAGTGGCACACCTCACCATCACAAATTGCGGCTCAAACCCTAGATTAATTTCAGGACCATCAGAACTACCGTTACCTGTGTAGGAACCGCATTTGATAACGCCTTCATTTAATTGCTCGCCAAACCCCGAATCTCCGTGACCAAAAATATAGGCTACAAATCTATGGCCATTGTGGTTAGTTAAACTTCCAGACCCCACAGTAAAATGAGTGGCCGTAGGTTCAGTATCGTTCCAAGACCCCGAATCTGTCTCGACAACATCAGTGCTTTGTAAGTGCAGGTGCTTGGTTGCGCCTGTAGATCGGTGGTAAACCGCCCACTCATGACCTGTACTGTCTAAACACTTAATCCATATCATCCCTGGCGAAATGCCAAGAGAATGAGCAATATTCCTGGCATTACCGTTACCTGTATATGTAACTACATCGAAAAATTTAGGGGCTTTTTTAAACGACCAAGTCATGTACTCATTTTGTGAGTAATTATTGGCATTTTCACCTGTATAGTTCAATCCCAGAGTAAAACCATCTGAGTTAAACGAAGCAACTCCATAACCAGATGGAAATGATTGCTCTTGATTAGTCGTATTGAGACTTAGATATTTACTACTACCTCTCTCGGTATCAACAGCAATCCATGGCAGGTTTCCATTTCTATGCTTAAAAATTACAAGCCCACCATCACCAGCAAAATCAATACCATTACTTACACCAGAAACAGCATCATTACCTGTACGGTCATAAAGTTTGAAAAGATCATCGATATAAACTGGATCTCCTAAAGCAGCGCCACCAGCAGCCGCTAGAACAAGCTTTGAAGTATTAATATCCATTAGACGCCTCAGTTCACATAATCGACAAGCGCAGCACCGCGCCAACGAACGCCACCGTCATCAGTTACAAAAACAAAGACGTGAGTTCGACCAGATGTCAGTGTTGGCGGCGTATCAGCAGGCCACTTGATTGAAGCTGGCCATGTAAGAGTGCCGGATGTGTGGGTAATTTCCAAGGCGAATGTGAAGGCCACAGAAGCCGGTACATTTGAAATTGTGAACGTAGTATTCCCGTTGCACGTCTTGGTAAAGTAATTCCCATCACGGCAATCAATGTCATACCCGGAAAGGGCGATGGCATTAGAAACAACATTGCCTAAGCAAGCCAAGCCATTGGCATTTACTTCGATAATGTTTGCGCCGCCAGACACAAAACGGCTGGAAGTCGAATCGAAATAAAGACCGCTAGTACCTTGAGTTCCCTTGATAGCCGGAGAAGTGGCGGAACCATCAATACCGGAAATACCTGTATCCCCGTCAAGACTTAGTGCCATAATAAAAAATTAAAAAGGGTTAAAGGCGTTAGTTATATTGCCTTGAATGCAATACTTTCCTCAGAATAATTATACTGGCTTCTGTGATTAAGCGATTGCAAGGAAGATGTACGAGTAACCTGAAGCGTTAAGAGCGGGAGGGCCGGATGAAGTCACTCTGAAGCCTGAGTTGATTGGGTCGATGTAATCATTGCTTGTAACCTCTCCAGTTGATTCGTTGGTAAATATCCAAGGTTCATTACCGCTATTAATCCCTCTTGCGCTATCCCACACAAACCACCCCGTGGCAATCGAGGGGTTGAATATATACTCAACGCACTTGATTAAGACAAATCTGGCACCTGCGGTAAAACCACAATCAACATCAATATCGTAACCAGTGCCGTTGTAACTGCCTACTTTACTGATACCAGGCAAAGTGGCAAATAAATAGTTGATATAAGACCTGCCAGAAGCATTGGTGTCATCGTAATTGCCAACGGTGAAACCTGATGCTGTGGGTGCAGTATTGTTCCAAAAAAGGCTAGAAGTAATTGCTTCTGAAGTGGTATTTAGTGTAAAGGCTTTAGTTGGACCGGTTGGTGCCGCGTACACGGCCCAATCTTCATCGTTGGTCGTACACTTGACCAACATTAATTCAGGAACAACACCAAGTCCATGCTGATGAGGTGTGGTTGAACCTGTACCATCGTAGGGAACTATGTCGAAGAAACCTGGAGCACGTTTAAAATTCCAACTAAAATAGTTTTTACCGTTTACACTTCTATAAGTTTGCATTTCCAGTCCAGTCGATAAATCAAACTGAACACCAGCAGCGCCGACATTAGTACTTTTGGTAATTCCTTTTCCATAAAACTCTTGACCGCTACCACGTACCCTGTCAGTTATGGCTAGATAATCACCAGGAATATCGCGTGCGTTAGAGAAACTTAAATCAACAGGAAATCCAGTTGATGTTGTTACCCTGCTACCTGTGCCTGCCCAAAGAGAAGTATTAAAGACTTCCGTCCCATTTGTCGGTGGTTTATGCGGACGGCGGATAGCCATATACACAACAGTTTCTTGAGCGTTGTACCAATTAATTTCACCACCTATAGCAGTAAAACCGGTTGAGGTAAGATTTAAAAAATTACCATTACCTAGGCCAGCTTCATTATAATTATTATTTGAATACAGAGGTAGATCATTACCAGGAGTAATACCTCGCATCGTGTCAAAAAGGTGCCAGTCCCTATTTGCTGCAGTGCTTTTTATTAATAGGAATTGTGGCTCAAACCCTAGATCAACGGTTACTGGACTTCCATTGCCAGTTGTTGTATAACTTCCACATTTAATAATGCTTTCATCCTGATTAGTGCCGAACCTTGCGTCATCGTTAGCGAAAACATAAGCAACAAAAGACGTACCATTTGTATTTGCATCGCCTTGGACAGTAAATAAGCTGTCTGTAAAAAGTGATGATTGATTTAATGCATTACTAAAACGACCATAGTAATTGAAATCAGTGTCTGAATTTAATAACCCGGCTTTATGTTCGATTCCATCGTAACCCCCACTTGTGTGCCAAACATTCCAGTGATCCGTGCTAAGACTCTTTACTATCACCATGCCCGGTGTAGAGCCAAGAGAGTGACTAATTTGCTGGCTATTATTTGAATCACCTGTATAAGTAACTACATCAAAAAATCCCGGCGCTTTACGGAATGTCCAGCTTACAATCTTTGTATTTGCAGCGTTTTCGCCAACCCAATTAGTGCCTAGCGTAAATCCACTAGAAGTGAAAGATTGCACGTGATTAGAAGAAGTATTGCGTTCCGCTCTCGTTGAATTGGAACCAATCTCTTTTCCCGCTCCTCTTTCGGTGTCTACCAAGGAATGATCACTTACATTGTCTCGATTTTTAAACCAAACTAGACCACCTTCACCGGCTAAATCAATTCCATTACTAATTGTTTGAGCTGAACCCGTGCCCTCATACAAATAATTACTAAAAACATCGTCAACGTACAGAGGATCGTCCTTTTTGGAACCTGAAAGCAAGACTTTTAGTGATGTAGGATCCATTTTTCAATTATCAAAGTCAGCAACAGCGTTAGTTCTGAAGGTGGCCCCGTTGTCGTCAGAAACTAGAACGAACAGATGAGTTTTGCCCGCCGTTAAAGTAGGTGCAGTAGCGGCAGGGAACTTGACAGAAGCGGGCCAGGTAACAGTGCCGCTTGTGTGCGTTAATTCAAGTACAAAAGCAAAGGCACGCGATGAAGGAACGTTGGAGATAGTAAAGGTAGTATTTCCGTTAATCGTCTTTGTAAAATAATTTCCGGCTGAACAATCAATGTCGTCGGCAGCCATCGCCACCACATTGGTGACAAAGTTGCCATTAAGATCTAGTCCGTTTGCACCAACAACAACTCGCTCATTACCGCCTGCAGCGATTGAAGCGGCATTATTGCCAAAGAAAATGCCCGTATCGGTGTCTGTTCCTTTAACAGCAGGAGCAGTGGCTGATCCATCAACACCAGAAATGCCCGTAGACCCATGAATCCTTAGTGTCATAATAAAAAATTAAAAGAGGGTTAAAGGCGTTAGTTATATTGCCTTGAATGCAATACTTTCCTCAGAATAATTATACTGGTTTCAAGGATTAAGCGATTGCAAGAAATAGGTAAGTATCGCCTGTCTGATTCAGTTGAGCAGGTGCTGATGAAGTGACTGTGAATCCTGAGCTAAGTGGATCAATATAATCATGATTTGTAAATGAATTAGACGTTGTATTTATAAGTAAATACGGATCATTGCCGGACGTAATGCCTCTAACAGTATCCCAGTTATACCAATCTCCTGAACCATCAAGACGTTTAATAAGGACATACCTTGCGCCAGATGTAAATCCACAATCAACGTTTACATCAGAATAAGAACCGGTGTATGTACCTACTTTACTGATCCCAGGCAGGGTTGCGAATGAATATCCAATATAGTTTTTCTGATTTCGATTCACCTCCCATTCATTACCTAGTTGAATAGTAGTAGCCGTAGGCGCTGATAGGAAATAATTAGAGCTTCCGTAACTTTGGGTACTGTGAGTACTTGATTGAAGCACTGTGCGGGAATGATTTGAGTTAGTAAAATTAGAATATACTCCCCAACTACTACTACCATCTCTTTGCCGAATTATTAGTAGTTCAGGAGGCACTGTTAGATTATGAGCCAAGTTCTGACTGCTACCATTTCCCTGATAGGCAAACATATCAAAAAAACCTGGAGCACGTTTAAACATAGACAGAACATACTGTCTAGGGTAACTATAATTCTGCTGGTTAATGTTTTCGTAATCATCCATGTATAAGTAATTATTTCCCATTTCAAGAAGCCCATCGGACCTATTATCTTCATTAGAACTATCGGTCAATCTTAGACTCCTCTTAGGCCCTCGGAGCCTATCCATAACGTAATTATCGCGGCTACTCGTTAGTATTAGTGAAAATATAAGATCTACGGTAATGCTTGTAGATCTGGTAGTAAGATTGCCATTACCCTGATAGGTTATGGTTTCAAATACATCCGTACCAGCTTCAGGCGGTTTATTAGGACGCCGGATTGCCATGTAGACGTAAGTTGCATTCCAGCTGTGCCCAGCATCAAGGATAAATCCACTAGAAGATGGTTTATTTCCATTATTTGCTGCTTCTGAAGAAGTAGAATTTGCAAATAGTTCTATGGCTCCACTTGTATTAACAGTCCAACCACGCATTACATCTAATATTTGCCAGCTTTCGCTACCGCCGTTAGATCGTTTATAAATCAACCATTGGGGTTCAAATCCAAGGTCTACAGATGCTTGACCAGATCCATTAGTCGTAAAACTGCCACATTTAACAATCGCTTCATCCCCATCAGTGCCAAACTGAGCGTCGTCGTGAGCAAATATGTAAGCGACGTAAGTATCACCGTTAGCGTTGGTTTTTCCTGATGTACCTACTGTAAACGCAGTAGATGTGGCTGCTGTGTTGTTCCATTCAGTTGCACTAACATCCTCAGGACTGTTGAGGTTGAGGTATAAACTTTTTGTTCCACCTAAGCTGCGATGTTGAACAGTCCAATTATCACTACCATTCATCCTTTTGACAATCACCATACCCGGTGTACTACCAAGAGCATGAGGAATTTGTCTGCCATTCACACCATTTCCCGTATAAGTAACTACATCAAAAAATCCACGAGCCTTTCTGAAGGACCAAGACACATATCTTCCAAAACCGTTTTGATTTAAATCACCATCACCAGCGGGGACAGTAAAACCATTACTGTTGAAAGTTAAGGTGCCGCTAGTCCCCATCGTTTGTTCTGCATCAGTGTAGGGCAGCCTAAGTCTCTTATTTAAATTTCGCTCACTATCATATAACGAATGTACTCGCCCATTGTCTCTATTTTTAATCCAAACCAAGCCACCGTCACCAGCCAGATCAATTCCATTAATTAATTGCTGCGTGTACTGAATGCCGTTATACAGATAGGTGCTAAAAACATCGTCAACGTAAACAGGGTCACCTTGTAACGGCGACGACGTAAGGAATAAATTTCTAGTTGTTAGATCCATCTTTAATTATCAAAATCAACTACAGCATTAGCCCTAAAAGTGACACCGCCATCATCAGAAACTAGAGCAAAAATGTGTGTCTTGCCAGGAGTTAAGGTGGGCGCAGTAGCAGAGGGGAACTTGACAGAAGCAGGCCAAGTTAAAGTACCGCCTGAATGAGTTACCTCAAGTGTAAAAGAGTATGCTCTAGATGCGGGGACATTGGAGATCGTAAATGTAGTATTAGCACTGACAGTACATGTAAAGTAATTGGCAGCACTGCAATCAATGTCAGCAATCAAAGTGTTTGAATCCACAGTGATAGCAGAGACATTTCCAGCGTAATTGCCGTTTACATCTAGATCTGTTGTGGGTGTATCGCCAATACCCACTTTGCCTGATGAATCTACGACAAGTCTGGCTGAACCCGCCGTCGAGATTGTTGCAGTATCCGTGCCAAAATGAATGCCGGTATCCGCATCAGCCCCTGTAAACGCGGGCGCAGCGGCTGTACCATCAACACCGCTAATACCGTTTGTGCCGCTAATAGAGATTGCCATAATAGAAATATTTAAAACTACAGAACGATTAGTTTGGAAGTATTGGGAACAGTCAGTGTGACTGAATTATTGACAGTCAGGTCGCCGACTGACAAAGCATTTTTCGAGCTTGAGATGGTGTAATCAGTAGTGACAACTTTATCAAATTCAATAACTACCTCGTCACTTCCTCCACCGGTAGCGCCGCCACCGGCACCTCCAGCCAAGACAAAGCTAGTGCCGTCAAAAATCTTGAAAGTCGGTGGTGTTGTACTGGTATCAAGCCAAGTTTCACCAACAGAATTACCAGAAACTCCACCAGAAGCAGGAGATGCGTTCGGCGCAGTGCTGCCAACAAAAGTAGGAGAAACCTTGACTAGAGCACCAGCATTACCTTTAAAGTAAACAGCAGGATCGCCCTCGTTATAGTTGATGGCAATCTGACCGTTGGCCAAATTACTTGGATCAGGCCGCTTGTCTGCTGTGCCGCTTCTTAGATTTTGAATTGGGACCGACATGATTAAAATTTATCCACAAATTGTGGTGAAAAGAACTTAGTAAGTACCGGAATCAATGGCAGCATTCGCTGTGTTGATAATAGCTATTACTTGATTAGGAGTTAAATCTTCCGGGTCGCCAGTACCTCCAAGACCCTCTTGACGACCTTTAATGGTCGCCTGCGTCATATCGGCAAGTTTTGAATTGGTAACAACATTGTTGGGCAGGTTCGCCGTACTGAACGGCGTGAAAACAATATTGTCTACATCAAGAATTGGGTCTTGAGCAATCTGCACATAGGCAATACTCGCGTTACTGGTGCCCTCCTGGATGAACGTGAACGATCCACTCCGTATCTCTGTTGAGGCGTTGAAGTCGATTGCACGGGTCAGGATTGCGGGGCTAGAGCCACTGCCTGTAT